TGTAGAAATTTCAAACGTAGATCCAAACTACGATTCAGCTACTAAAATCAAAGTATCTCCAGCCGGAGGCGAGGCATTCTCTTCAAGCTTTGATAACATCACAGCTGCAAGCATTCAACCATATGTAAGAGCAGCTTCAGCTACTCTAGAATTGGCAACAATCGATCCTAACGCAAGAGCAGTTGTTTTCCCTGGAGTTAATACTTCATACACTTGGGAAGATTTAGGTGCTGGTCAATTTGCATTCTCAATCACAGGCGCTGATACATTTGATTGGTCAGAAGTTAAAGTTGGTATGTACGTACCAGCTGACGGCGGTAAATTAGCTAAGATTAAGAGAATTATCAAATCAGTTGATGATGGTGTAACTACTTACAAATTTGAGTCACACAGACCAGTTTCTAGCAGACCAGGTCATGCTCTTAAGAGATACGAAGATTCAACTGACGTTTACACAATGTTCCCACTTGATGGTGCAACTCAAAGCGACAAACTAATCGCTGAGTTACTAACAGCTATTAAGCCAGGTACAGGTTTAGGTAACGCATTGATTGACAAAGATAACATTACATTTAGATATGTTATTGATACTTTCGGTTCATTAGAGAACGGCGGTCTACTTAACAAAGAAGAGCTTGCTTTCCTTTGTAAAGAAAGACAAAACGCTTCAGCTATCTTGAACGCTCCGATGATCAAAGAATTCAAAGCTTCAACTAACCCATCATTCTTAGACGAAAACACAGGTGCATTCAGCACTAGATACGTTGCAACTGGTGGTAACTTGAACTTGAATCCATCGGCACTTTACACTCTACCATCGATCAACGAAGGTGCGAACTACGCATTCTACTACGGTCCTGGTTTGAATGTAATCGAGAACGGAAGAACTAAGGTGATCCCACCTGCAGCTTACGTATCTAACAACTACATCGACAAATACACTTCAGCATTGCCATGGTCAATCATTGCAGGGCCAAGAAGAGGTGTTGTAGGTGGTACAGGCGTACAATCTCTAGAATTTGCATTCGACAAAGACGATAGAGACGTACTTGAACCATTCGGTTACAACCCAATCGTATTTGAAAGAGGTGTAGGTTTGACAATTAAAGGAAACAAGACAGCTCAGCAGTCGATTCAATCGGCATTGTCTTCAGCTCACGTGAGAGAAGCGATGATCTATATCGAAGACGGTTTAGCAGAGATCTTGAAAAACTACTTGTTCGAATTCAATAACGCTCAAACAAGATTAGAGATTAAAACTTTGGCAGACAACTTTATGGAGTCAGTTAAGAAAGACGGTGGTGTTTACGATTACAGAAACATCATGGACGGAACTAACAACACTACTGAGGTTATCGACAACAACATGGGTATCCTTGATACTTACGTTGAGCCAGTTAAAGGTCTTGAAATCTTAGTATCGAGAGTAACAATCTTGAATACGGGTGAAATCGCAACAGGTAACTTTGCTTAATAAACGAGATATATAAATAAAACAAGATAAAGATTATGGCTTTACCACATTATTCAGAAGATCAAACTCAGAAAAAGGGCAGAAACTTCGAACCAGTACAGGCTAACCTATTCGAGGTGACTATTTTACCTCCTGATGGCGTTGCTGGTCAAGAAATGTTATTACAACACATCAACTCTATTTCTGGTATTGACGCTCTTCACAGAGAAGTAGCAGCTATCGAGCAGAAATATAAATTCGCTACCAGATCTTTTGCTGGTATGCCTGACGGTACTGCAATCGATGTAACTGTTAACTTTACATTGAACTTAAACGATTCTAACCAAGCGTACTTGTACAAAACTATGAGACAATGGTACAGAGCTCAGTACAATCCTGAGACTGGCGAAATGGGTCTTAAGAAGAACTACGTAGGTACAATTGTTATCGTACAGTTCAACAGAGAAGGTGACATTTACAGAAAAGTAACACTTGATGATTGTTTCATCACTTCAGGTATCGGTTTCACAGGTGAATTAAACTATGAAACTGCTGATCCACAAACATTAGAAATCACTTGGAGATCTGATCTTTGGGCTGAAGAATTGAACTAATAAATTACTTGGAAGGAGAGGACGCCAAGCGACTTCTCCTTCTTTTTTGCACAGAAAATATAATATATTATTAAAATACTAAAATATTATGAATAACACCAAATTAACCAAAAAGCTTCAAGTTCTCTTAACTGAGGACGAAGTGCGTGAGGTTAATCGGGTTATCTTAAACGATGCTTTAGAATCTGAAACTCGACCTATTTCAGTCAGCGCATGGATAAGAGATCTTATTCAGCGAGAGTTAAAGTCTAAAACTCCCGATCAAAAATCAATTGTTAAACAAACGCTTAAAAACCTAAAAGAAAAATAATATGAGTGACGAATTAAACAAAAACGAAGAAGAAATGGCAAGAGCCTTGGATGCTAAAGATGGCATTAACAGAACCATTGAAACTCCAGCTGAAGACGTTTCTGAAATGGAAGCAGTAATTGATTCTAGTGGATTAGGTAGAGTTAATATGCAAAACTTTGGTCCAGCTAAACCTGAAAAGTCTGATGACATTTTAGGATGGCATGTTCTTGACCTTAATGAACTACCGTCTAAAGGTAAATTCTACCCAGCTGACACTGTTCTTAAGATTAGATCTGCAAAAGCAGCTGAGATTAGACACTTCTCAACTATGGATGATAATAACTACATCGACATGGAAGAGAAACTTAATCACGTTGTAGCTTCATGTTCTCAAATGACTGGCAATGGTAAAAAACTATCTTACAAAGATATTCTTGAAGAAGATAGAATTATTTTACTATTGAGCATTAGAGATCTAACTTTCCCTGAACCAGAAAATAAGTTGATCCTTAAAGGTAAAACTGAAAAGACTAAAAAGTCAGTTGAGATTGAACTTTCAGTTAAAAACTTGGTTCCAACTGAAATCGTAGCAGAAATCGAAAAGTATTACGATGCTAAAGAAAGAACTTATGTTATTCAAACTAAATCAGCGGGTGAAGTGCGCATGAAGCCACCAACAATCGGTGTGATGGAAGAAGTAACAAGTTACTTAAGAGATCGTCAAGAAAAAGAAATTGAAATTGACAAGGCGTTTATTCAAATCTTGCCTTACACTGTATCTGATTGGAGACAATTGTCTTTGACTAAGATCTTTTCTTTAGAAGTAGACTACAAAGCATGGGACGATAGAAAGTACATGATTATGTACAGACTAGCTGAAAAAATGAGAATTGGTGTACAAACCGAACTTTATGCGGAAGTAGATGGAGAACCGGCGAAAGCCCCTCTTGACTTCCCAGGTGGCATCAAAAGTCTTTTCATTATTTCAGATCTCTCTGGAGAACTACTTTAAGACAAAGTTCTACCTGGGCATACATCTTAGAATGCAACCCTCGGAGATTGAAGAAATGTACTACTATGAATATTGGTACTACGTTAAAAATCTTCAAGAGTACATTAAAGCTAAGAATAAGCAACACACGGACCAACAAGAACAACAGGAGAAACAATCAGCCGCAATGCGAAAGAATACTTCTCCTAAGATGCCTAAAGTCCCATCAATGAAGACTCCGTCTTTAAAGATGCCGAAGTTGTAAAGATATATAGTATGAGATTAAGAGAGTGTCGCGAAAGCGGCACTCTCCATACTTAAAAATAAGCATCTCTTAACTTGAACGCAAACTTCTTAAAAAACGCCTTTGATAGACTAGGTGGCCAAGGTAAAGTCTTGGAGCAAATTAAGGACAATACTTTGATCACAGCGAATTCGGTTACCAAAGGTGGTGACCTATATTCTCGCATAGATTCATTAGTAACTGTTCTTGAAGATCTAGTTAAAGGTAAAAAGGGTGGCGGTACGAAAGGTACGAAAGGTATCGGGATGGGAGAAGCTTTAGCCATGTCTGTCATGGCACCTTCACTTAAGCCAATTGGTTTAGGTTTGGGCTATATTGTTGATGCTATCAATAAAATGGATGATGGCGGAGAAGAAAAAGCCAAAGCACTCGAAAGTATAATAGGCACTTTAACCAAATTAGGTGAAGTAGGTAAATCCATCTTAGTCTTTGCTGGCTATATGATACTGGCACTTCCTTTATTAATTTTAACTGCTGCAGCTTCCCCTATTATAGCGTTAGCTATGTTCTTAACCGTGGGAGCTGTCATGTTGGTAGGTAAAATGCTAAATAAAGAAACCATGGAACGTTTATCTGATCTTAAAAGTGTTGGATTAGGTATTCTTGCATTTGCTGGATCATTAGCAATAGTTTCATTAATAATACCATTCGCAATTAAAGGTGCACTTGGTGCAGCTGGAATAATTCTATTAATGGGAGGTGTATTTATGATACTTGCGTTTATGGGTATAACTGAGTTTATTGAAGAGACTGCAAAGGGATTAATGTACGCTGGATTAGCTATCTTATCATTAGGCGTTTCATTAGCTCTATTTTCAATTATAGAACCATATGCAATGGCAGGTATGTGGTCTGCTGCAAAGATAATATTATTAATGGGTTTTGTATTTGGAATCCTTGGTGCATTTTCAGAGGGAATAGAAAAATCATCTAAATCACTATTATTTGCAGCTGGTGCAATATTAGCAGTAGGTGTAGCACTTGCACTATTTAATATGGTAATTCCAAATTGGGACGCAGTATGGAATACAATTGCCGTAGTTGGTGCTGTTGCAGTTACATTTGCACTAATAGGTATTTTTGAAAAACAGATTAAAAAAGGTGCTATTGCACTTCTTTGGGCTTCTCTTGCTATGGTGGCTGTTGGTATAGGATTCTTAATTCTAGGGGCTCTATTCCCAGCAAGTGAGATGTCATTAGAAACTTTTGCACCGCTTTTAATTATTGGTGCAGTAGGTATAGTCTTTGCTATTGCAGGCGCTGCAGCATCATTAATTATGCAGGGTGCTACTGCAATGATAGTCGCAGGTATAGCAATGATTCTTTTAGGCGTTGGTCTAATGATTTTATCTGGTCCTTTAAAAGAGGGTGGCTGGGAATTTATTGGTCAAGTTGGTGCTTTAGTAGCAATGATTGCTATTGAGTTTGGTCTATTAGGTCTTGCAGCTCCATTTATATTAGCAGGTGCAGCTGCAATGTTAGTTTCAGGTATAGCATTAATTATGTTAGGTGCTGGAATTGGCGTTATGTCGGCTGTTATAAAAAAGGGTGGTGAAATTACAACAGCCGATAAAGATGGTAATACACCGATCGGATTATTAATTGGCAGTATCGGTGATGCATTTAATATGTGGCCATGGGAAGCAGCGGGTATAGCTTTAGGTGCTGCATCAATGATACTCGCAGGAACTGCTTTAGTTCTTGTCGGTGTAGGCGTTAAACAGTTTGCAAAACTTGCCGAAGAGGTTGATCTACCAGAAATGGCACAAAACATTTCTAGGCTAATCGGTGCATTGGCAGTACCATTCTCAGTTATTGGTGGTGGAGGTACTTTAAATGTAATTGATCCGGTTACGGGCGAAGAGGTTCCAGTTAAATTTAGCGGTGGCTCTGGAGGATTCTTTGGTTTAGGCGGTTCTAACCCAGTTTCGATGGGTGTTATGGCTGTAATGAACATGGGTCAAGCCTTAACGAATATTGCAGGCGGTGTACAATCAATGGCGCTGTTGAAATTCCCAACAGGCTTTGATAAAGATGGTAAGCCTACTGGCTATAATAAAATTAATAGTGAAGACGTAGTCAATGTTTCTACAAATACGGCATATCTTGTAGGTGCTCTCGCAGCTCCATTTGCTAAAATCGGTAGAGGTGGTAAAACTACGATTAAAGACCCGATGACGGGTCAAGATATTGAAGTTGACTTTGGTGCACCAAGTGATGGTGGTATCATGGGCTTCCTTAAAGGTGGCGGTGATGTACAAAAAGGTATTGCTGCGGTTAAAAATCTGGGTACAACATTATCTAACTTAGCAATTGGTGTTCAAGAAATGGCAATGCTAAAAATGCCAACAGGCTTTGATGCTGAAGGTAAACCAACAGGCTTTGTACCGTTTGACGCTAATTCTGCCCAAATGGTTACTTCTAATACTGAAATGTTAGTCGGTGCACTTTCAGGTACATTTGCTAAAATCGGTTCAAATCCAGATGCAAATGATGGTTCTTGGTGGGGTGGTAAATCTACTATCGAAAAAGGTATTGAACTTGTCAGTGGCATGGGTACTCCGTTATTTAACTTAGCCAAAGGTGTTCAAGAAATGGCGAACTTAAAGTTCCCTGCTGCATATGATAAAGATGGTAATGTTACCGAGTGGTATACTATTAAAAATCTAGGGACACTTCTTCCTAAGATTGAAAGTAACTCAATTAAATTGATCACTGCTTTAACTAATGTCTTTACTAAACTTGGTGAAAAGAAACCAAAAGGTAGAGGTTGGAAGTTCTGGAAGCCAACTAATTTTGAAAAAGGTATTGCATTGGTAGAAAAAGTTGGGGCACCATTCCAAAAATTAGCTTCAGCAGCACAGTCTGCCGCTAATGTGACCAAAGCTGTTGATGATGCTGATAAAATGCACAATACCATTAAATTAATGATGGACGCTCTGATGGGTATAGGTGAAAATACTGATTTCGCAATGGTACCTCTTAGAATAGCATTAATTAACGCCACTGAAAAGGCATATAAAACTTTTGAAACTGCAATTCCAGCCATTGTTAATGCAACTGCGGAATTTAAACCAGAACTAGGTAAATCATTTATGAGTATTTTTGGTGGAGATGTTAATCCAGACACTTTACCTACTAAAATTACTATGTTAACTATTTTATCTGCAGCTTATGGTAAAATGAGCCAGTCTATTCCAAAGATTACAGCGGCAATAGCAACTCTTATGCCAGAGCAGGCTAATAGCGTACGAGGTCTTTTAGGTGGCATGTATAATTACGCTGCTAAGACTGCAATGTACACTGTTTTAGGTCTGACATACTCTCAGATGGGAGCAGCGATTCCTAATATGACTTCAGCTATTAATTCATTAGACGATCACAAAGCTAAGATCTTTAGTGGCATCTTTATTAACAAAGAAAAAGGTGGTCTATTTAGTAATAAGTATGAAGATCAACAAAAACTTTGGAGTACTATTGGTACAAGTATGATGATGACATCTGTCGCAATGCCTAAGATTGCTGAAGGTATCAATAATATGGACTTGGCTAAGTTGACTGAGGCTAGAACAATGTTCGAAGCACTTGGTGTATTGGCTAACGGTGGTGAAGCTGAAGATATTCTTGCTGAAATGGGTGAAAGCTTAGAAAAAGCAATGGAAAGACTTGCTGACATTCTTAAAACATTCCAAACTACAGTTGGTGAACAAACTGAGTCAAACGAAACTATTCCTGAAAAAATTGCAGGTGCACTTGGTGGCGTTGTTGGTGCATTTAAAGACGGCGCAAGTGGTAACAGCGGTGCAGGTGGCGGCGATTCAGCTGCAGTTGTAAGTGCTATCAACCAATTGAATAGAGTTCTTGTTAAAAACGGTGTTAAGATTAGCAACATCGATGATCTATAATTGAAACAATCTCTTCTCTGATCATATAAAGACCAAACATCTTTAATATGATTAAATCAACACATTCTCAGTATGATAGCTCGACTTTGACTTCGGCTGCATACAATTATGAACACAAAACACTTACAGTTCATTTTAATCACGCTTCATATGTTTATCATGGTGTAGAAGCTGCTGACTTTGAGGCCTTTAACTCGGCACAATCTCAAGGTAAAGCACTTAACGAGCACATCAAAGGTAAATATGAGTTTGAGAAAATTAATGAAGCTGTAACTCAATAATCTTTAACGGGTCGGCCACTAAAAAAAACAATATAATAATATGGAACAATTACTCTATTTCGTTCTAGGTGTATTGACGGTGGCAACTTTAGTTGGTGTCGTAAGTATGTTTAGGACTGCCGTGCAGGTTAAGAACTTGCGTGACGAATTACAAACAATCCAAGATTACGTAGACACTCTCGCAAGAGAGCAAGATCATCGAGAAGAACTATTAAACCGTCGTATTGATGGTGAGATTGATCGAATCGATAGAATTGGCGATAAAACAATTGATTATGCGGATACATTGAATAATCATGTACACGATGAAATGAATAAGCTATATGCTTACATTGATTCTCGCACTGATAAGTTAGAAGATCGCCTTAACACTAAGTTTAACGACAACACAGCTTTCGTGGACAATATGTTTCACGAAATTAACTCAATTAAGGAGAGAGCTCTCTCTAAATAATTAAACTCGGCCGACCCGTTATTTTTGAAACCTTACTACTTACCTAAGTATAAAAAATAAAAGAGATGACTAAAGCATCAATTGTACAGAGACTTTTAGACGAAGGACATATCACAGCTGAAGAGGCCGTGGTTCTTCTAAATAATGTTCAAGAGCAAAGTATTACTTGGATCCCTTATACTCCAAGTGAAACTACCAACCCATACAACCCACCTTTCGAGCCATATTGTACAACTAGTACAACTAATCAACCATTTGAGTACTCTGATACTCGTTGGCCAGGTGAGGCTCCTGAGAATAACATCGATTAAATCCAAGTACTAATGAAAAAGCGTAAGCCTTCACGCGAGGACCACAATCCTGAAGATCGCAAAAGAAAGTTGAACTTTAAAAAGAAGCGTCAACGTAACCAAGAACCTCATTTTGATCATCGTCGAGTAAAGAATATGAAAGATCTTGATGAGTATGAAGATTATCAAGACTATGTATAATACGTTCATTGCCAACTATGATAACTTAGAAAAATCTAAGTTTATTCATGATCATTTAGAAAGCATTTTAGTGACTTCTGGTGACTTGAGCTCTGGCATTCGTGGATGTATTAAAGCGGGCGCTTGGAACAGAGCCAATAAGATCTTATCAGCATCAGGTGCTCCTAAACCAATTATCGTACAAGTTATTAATGATCCAGAGGTTGAACTAACATATATTGTAGAAAATGAAAGCAATGGGCGATGATATGATTTTTTGGGATGAGATGTGGAATATGTCGGCCAATCAACTTAAAAAAACAACAAATAAAAATGGGACTATTACAAAAGATAGCGTGGAAGACACGCAGATGGAATCTAAAGATTAATTTACTTGACATATATCTACATGATGGAGATGGATGTTGGGGTTTTTCATTCTTTGAGGTGATCAAAGACTATCGACCGTACGCAATGTTATCATTTGAATGTAGATTGCCAAATGGTGGTAATGTTAAGCGCTTCACCATAGATAACTGGGACTTCATGTTCTTAAGCACACCTCTCTTCAATTGGTTAAGCGATATGGAAGAAAGAGAGCTCTGGAATTCAGGTATGAGTCGATGGGAATCATTTTGGTTCTCAGTCTTTAGAAGATTTTACAAATAATCGAAAATAATTTAGCCCAGATTTTTTTATTTGGGCTTTTTTTGGTATATTAGTAGAGTAATTAAAGAACAAACGTTATGAATTATCAAACTATTACCAAATCAGTGACTCTTAATTTTTACTCAACACCGAGTCATGGCTATCTTCAAGTTCATAAAAACTTGGCTAGCGAAGTTGCATCATGTGAGGCTCTTAGGTCTCCATTCTCATTCTATAATGCTAAGTTGGGTCTTTTCTATTTTGAAGAGGACTGTGACGCACCTGAGATTATGACCGCTCTTAAAAATGTGGGTTATGAGATCAACATCGTCGAAGAGTATGACGAGCTTGAAACTATTAAGACTTATAAAAGACTAGGTTAATGGAGACTCTAAATGCTCAAGCAATAATGGAATCTCAGGCTTTGACGCGTTTAAAGCACATTCAACTTGAATTAGAATCAAATCCAATGGGTAGAATTGAAGACCTACGAAGATTTGCAGATACATGGTATTGTTACACTCATGGTTTCGTTACTCGATCTCTCAAAGCCAATTGGCATAAAATTGATTTTAATCGAGAATTAACAGAGGGTATCGTTGAACTAATAGAAGAGCATACGATCTCAGGTTTAAAGAAGATGAAATCAAAGTTGTATGTTAAAAAGGAACATGTTATACCAATTGGAGTAATTGAGCAAAAACTCTTAGAACTAGGAAATAAAGCTAGTCTTGAAGACATTGCAAAGGTATTAAATGAAAACCTAATATATGCAACTATATCCAAAGCAGAGGATGCAATGCTTAGAGATAAAAATACAGCTGGGGGCAATTTAAGTTCTAAAATGCCAGCTGAATATTATGATAAAGATCACGAATTATATGGTGATCCATTTGCAAGATATAAGATTAAGGGTATTAAAATAGTTAGCCCTCTAAATTGTTCGTAACTTTTTAGTCTAAAATTTTTATTTGTCAACTATTTGTGGTATATTAGATCTGTAATTAAAAGTTAAACATTATGCCTTACATCACTAAAGAACAAGTAGCTGCTAAGCGTGCAGCTTTAAAGAAAGCGCTTCCTAATTTTAAATTGTCTGTTCGTAATCGCGACTACAGCAAAATTGACGTAGCTATTATGTCAGGTCCAATTGAGATGACTCAAGATCCTCGTGGATATGAGCAAGTTAATCACTTTTGGATTGATAGTCACTATGAAGATCGACCTGAGATCAAAGAGGTCTTAAATACAATTAATCGTATTTGTAAAGAGGACCAACGAGAGTTAGTTTATGATGGTGACTATGGTTCAGTGCCAACATTCTATGTCGGCATTTCAATTGGCCAATGGGATCGTCCTTATGAGGTTAAAAAACCTCGAGCTAAAAAGACTCGAGTGGCTAAAGAGACCAAGTACGCTGAAGGCTATTTGCCAAAGATTCAGTATTGGACTAATCGCATGCAACAAGAGGCTGCGAAAGGTAATTTGGCTGGAGTTGAATTCGCTAGTAAAAAAGTAGCCTATTTTATGAGTCGCCAAGAAAAAGTCTATGGAAAATAAGAGCGGTATACCAAAGAAAATTCATCAGATTTGGATCGGCGATAAGTCGATCCCACCTCATTGTGTAAACTTCTCAAATGATATGCGAAGACTACATCCCGATTGGGAATATAAATTGTGGTCGCATCATGAGATTTTTAATGTGGTCTATAAAGATGATCCATTCTTGCAAAGTTATCTTAAAGATCCAGAGCTTTATCGTTGGGCTTTTATTGCCGACCGCGTTAGGCTCTTGATTCTTCGAGATTACGGTGGAGTCTATTGTGACTTAGACGCTCGACCTATTCGACCATTTGATGTCGTCTTAGATAAGCTAGCACCACAGCACACCTTTTTTGCTGGCATGAAACCATCTCAAGATAATAATACACTTATTGATTGTACTGTATATGGTGCAGTCAAAGGTAGTCGAGTTATTGAGGATTGCTTATCATGTTATGAGAGCCTAACATGGGCACATGGTTGTAAAACCTTTAACAATAAGATTATTCAAACAATGGACACTGACATTGCGCTCCTAAGTTATGAATACTTCTACGATAATAAGATCACTGACAAGACGATTGTCTTACACGATGTAGAAGAGACTCGTCTATTTTCATGGGTAGATGATGATAAACTGAAAAAAAGTTGGTAAATTTTTAGCTCCAGATTTTTTTATGTCAAATATTTGTGGTATATTAGATCTGTAATTGTTAGTCAAACTTAAAAAAACAAACAAATGTCAAAAGTAAATTCATTCGACCGCGCGAACATTCGCCAAATCAATGCTGAAATCGAGAACGCTCTTTCAGCTGTAGCTCAAAAATATGGGGTTGAGATCAACCTTAAGAACACACGTTTTAGTACTGATAACTATTCTACTAAAATTGAGGTGTGTACTCTTAACAACGGTAACGTAATGACCAAAGAGGCCATTGACTTTAATCGTTATAAGAATATCAAAGGTATTAATGCCGAACTCGGCGATGCCTTTAACTATCAAGGTGACATCTTCACTATCACAGGTTATAAGCCGCGTAGCTCTAAATATCCAATCTTGGCTATGAGCAACAACACTGGTAAAACCTATAAGTTTCCTATTTCACTTGTAAACCGTTACGTATAATATGATAGAAGTAATTCAAGATAAAGACTGGGCTCTCGAGAAAATCGGGGGCACTAGTCTTAAAGGACACCTTTATGGTGTAAAATATTCAGAGTTGATCGAAGCACTTGGTCAGCCTACGTTTAATCAAGAGTCAGGCGATGGCAAAACCCAATTTGAATGGGTCTTTGAATTCGATGGTGACTACTATACGCTCTATGATTGGAAAACATATGATGTTCAATACACAATCAATGAGCTGACCACTTGGAATATCGGTGGTAAGAGTAGTGCTTGGGAATTTATTGATGCGCTCGAGTCTCTAGTAAAAAAGACTCAAAATGCCTGAATTAGCAGAACTTAAATATACGGCAGATTTTATCAATGAGTCCTCTCGATTTGAGAAATTTACTCGCGTTGAAAAGAATCCATCTCACAAAGGTAGTGAGTTGGACATTCCATTTAGAAAGTTTAAATTGAGTGCAGAGAGTCGAGGCAAAGAGATTGTCTTAACTGTCTCTGATGTCGACTCAAATCAAACCATTCCAATTCGTATGACGATGGGTATGAGTGGTCATTTTAAGCTTACTAATACCGGTCAAGAACCAAAACATGCTCATTTGAAATTTTATACAGATGATGGCGTGACACTCTCGTTTGTAGATGTTCGTCGATTTGGTAAATGGACTCAGGGTTTAAGTTGGAACGAGGACCGAGGTCCAGATCCTACACAAGACTTTGATGCATTTTTTATGCACATTATGACCAATTTGACCAATCGTGCATTTCGTAAACCACTCTATGAAGTCCTAATGGACCAAAAATGGTTTAATGGCATTGGTAACTATTTACGTGCTGAGATTATTTACAGAGCTGAGAATGTTGATCCATTCTTACCAGCATCAATGCAACTTGCTAAATACCCCAAGATCTTAACCTTGTGTCGAGATATTCCAATGTTGGCATATGCTAAGGGCGGTGGAAGCATTAAAGATTGGGACAATCCATTTGGCGAATCTGCAATTAAAGAGAAATTTATGTTGTGTTAT